ATTCTTAAACAACTTCAAAAATGTTTCCTGAGTCAGGTCTTCTGCTTTTTCCAGATTAGAGCAATGCCACCTACAGTAACGTAAAATAGATGTATAATAGCGTTTTATCAATTCTTCTGCTGCATTTTCATTTCCAAGTAGAATCTGTTCCACTAATTCGTCATCACTCAACACGCATCAGACTCCTTTCCATTGAATATCTGTATATATATAATAACGGGTTATGCACTTAAAATGATTAAAAGATTCCTCATTTTTTCTTAAAACGAATGAAACTATTAAACCAATATTTTATCTCAACCTCTTTCAGAAATATCAAATAAATCAAACACTACCTTTTCCTCCGCTTAGAGTAATACTTCCCACACCACACAATCCTGCACAGAGTACCGATTGATCGTATGGCATCTGCTATTATGGAAGACTTCTGTCTCAGCAATCTCACGCTGAAGAGCATCATACTGCTCTTGTGAAATTTCACCGTTCTGCAGCTGTTCGGTAGTATCACCGCCAATTTCGACAGTGATACCTTTGATTCTGTTTGCCATTGGCGTCTATCTCCTTAAAAAATTGCATAATAAAAGCCCGGATTTCTCCGAGCATAGAAAAAGCACCAACTCCATTAAGAGCCGATATTTTATTTCTAATATTTATTTTTAGAACTCATGAAGCTAACGCTGGAGCAAAAGCTGGCTCACGGTGGTCATCCGGTACTCCGTTGGATGATGGATAACATCTATATCCGCACTGATCCAGCTGGCAATATAAAGGCTGACAAAGAAAAATCCACAGAGAATATCGACGGAGCCGTCGCCACTATTATGGGACTTGACCGTGCGATCCGCTGTGGAAATAATACAGGCGCTTCTGTCTATGATGACAGAGGAATTTTATTCATATAAAAATGGAGCTCTTGTTTTCACACAAAAAGCTCCACTTCTGTTTATTTATTTGAATTTATAATTCCTTCGATATCTCGACCACCGTAGAATATTCGTGCTACTGTAACTGTCCTCTCTTTATCATCGACAAGATAATACACAATAAAGTTGTCTACCGGAAGCTGATGCATTTTCATCGAATGCCAAGGCTCCCATTCAACTAACGTATAACGAGCTGGCATGAAATCCAATGAACGAACTTCCTTTCGTATGCGCCCCAGCTGAGCTGCGGCTGTCTCCGGAACAAGAAGTTCATTCACAATATACGAATAGATTTCACGTAAATCACCAAGTGCATCTACAGAATAGCTGACATTGTAGCTATCCGTCATATGCCAAACTCCTTTGCCAGTGCCGCATCGACTTCATCCGCAGAATATACCTTTCCTGCTTTGATGGACTCAACACCCTTCTGGAGTTCTGCATCAAGCTGTTCTCTGGTCATTGCACCAACAGCTAATGGCTTAGAAGAAGGAAGTTTCAGTTCAAACGGCATCGTCCATCTGTCGGAACACCAATTCGTGTCAGATAGGTCTTGGCATCAAGCACATGTTTGTATGCATTTGCATCTGTAGCAGCTGTTTTTGTTGCACACACTTTAATACCTTCCGTTGTCTCCAACATATTGATAGATTTCTTATCCATCTCCAATGCAAGTGCGTATCCAGCTGAATCCAAGCGATCTGCAACCAGATTATCCGGAACTGCTGTGGCATCATATCCGTCAATCAGCTCATGGACTGCTTTGTCCTGGTCGATGTCCAGATCAATATATCCGGTCGAACCTTTGTCCAGGTCAACTCCTGTAGCTTTGTCATAATCCTTGACCGCTACTTCCGTGTCTCTTACCGGAATTTTAACCTTTCCGGCTTTTGGATTTCCTTCGTAGTTAGTGTTAAAAATATAGTTATCTCTTGTAACAAGAGTCTGTCTGAGCTTTTTATCCACCAGAGAAGACCAGCGCTCCTGGTGTGCGTGTGCAAAAAGCTGTAAATACATCATAAATTTCATACTATTATCACTCCTTAATCATCTTTTAATCCTGGGTTCTTTGAATAGAACGCCGCCTCAACACCAGACATTTTCTTTCTGCGGCCATTCTGTCTCTGTCCCCAGGACTTGCTTCTTGATTCTTCTTCATCATCCTCCTCGTCTTTATCCTTGGAAGATTCTTTGAACTGTGGGTATTTCTTCAATACCTCGTCGATAGCGTCCTCGATATCCATATCCTCATCTTTAGCCATGTGCACTCTGGCCAGTGCAAGAACATCATCCACACAAGCCTTATCCACGTCATGCTCCAGGCATGTCCATTTCATCTCCATCTCATCTGCCTTGGCAGCCTTATCACGGAGCTCCTGTGTTTCAGTATCATCATCTTCTTTCTCGCTACTCTCTCCGGTCTTGACCTTACCGTTCGGTTTCTTTCCAGCCTTTTTCTGCTGTTCTCTCTGCCATTTTCTTTTTTCTCTGGCAAGACGTTTCTTGACGGCATCATCTACATCCTTCTGGGAGAATTTCTTTTCATTCTCTTCCGGCTCATCATCGTCATCGCTGTCGTCATCATCGTCTCCTGGATCATCGTTATCATCATCTCCGCCTTCATCTCCCGGATCATCATCGTCTCCGGCAAAAACCTGCAGGTTCATTGTCCAGTATCTTTCTTTCATGTTCATGTTCTTCATGATTATCCTCCATTTCTCCGCTTAACGCCCGTCGGCAGCCGCATCTTGTACGTATTCAGTGCCGTAAGACTGCTGAATGTCACTTACTGCAATAAAAAAAGAATCTACCAGAAGGCACCCCTTTTCTGATAAATCCTTATATTCTATATCAATATGCCCGTCAGCAATGTGGTAAGAGATCTCGTCATCTGTAAGCGCTTTGAGCGAATGTACAAGTCCTTGTGTTAATGCTGATACAGCTGCACAAATGATATCATTTCCGATTTCTGCATATCCTGCATGGCCATCTACCGTCAGACCAGTTCTGGTAATATTTATTGCAATCAATAGCATCACCTCCTAAAAATGCGTATAAAAATACCACCAACCATTTCTGATCAGTGGCGTTACTCTTCTACTGTTTCAAAATATTTAGGTGGATACAGATAATCCTCTCCTGAGTCGTCGATAATTCGGTACCAGCCTTTTTCAACCGACTGGACATCATATACTTTGTTATTTGTCAGAACTAAAAATTCTGTTTTCCCAAGATATCTAACCTTCATCTAACCACTCCTTTACTTTGAATTTTACCTTGCCTACGTCTTTAGCCTGGAACCAGTGAACTTCTGCCTCCAGTTCTTCTCCGGTATCTGGATCCAGTAATGTTCCAAAACCTTTTGCATGCTGCCAATCAGATACTCGTCCGCCGTACTGTTCTGTTAATCCTTCTGCAACGCCCTCATGCAACGGATGCCGTGTACCCTTACCGGCAAATACTTCTGAGTCCTGTATACGAGTACCAGGTGAAAATTCATACTCAACTCCAGTCATTTTATCCACGACCTTGTAATTCTTTCCCTTTGCACTTAATTTCTTGACGATATAGGTATCTTTCAATTTTATTGTATCAGTTTGCATTGCCTTTGTATAGGCTTTATTTGACGCTACCGCTTCAGCAGATAGCCTTTTATCAAACCCGACCACCTGTTCCCTGTCAGTCCTGCAGTGTAATCCGGGAGTATCTTTCACGTAATACTTTAGCTTATTCTCTGTCCGCTTAAGCTTTACAGAAGCTTCCTCGAACCCCTCCTGATCTCCTGCCGCGTCCAGCATCATACATTCCCGTTTCTGCTTTCGTACTTCCCTCTCAAGAGCTCTCTGCACCTGTGTTTGCTTATACAGCTTATCATTTGCATCCAT